GGTCCCCTGAACAATAGGCCTGCCCTCCAGCTCTCCATACTCATACAGCCCAACTACACCATCGTAGTCCACGTAGTAGAGGTGCTCAGCCCCCTGAAAGTCGGCCACAAAAAAGTATTTGATTTTGATGGCATCACCCTGATCGTATCCAGCCCAAGCTCCATTTATAAAATCGTAAACAAGGACAGCATTGTTCTGCTTGCCTCCGTCGATCGGGACAGACAGATAATACCTGTTCCGCCAGTAGGCCGCTGATGCCGTGTCTTTGGCTACACTGAAGTCGATCCTGTCAATGATTGGCTGCACAGGTGTGCTCTGTGGCTCTGAGACTCCCTGTAGCTTGTTTTGTTCGGTCAGTGCAAGGCTAACTACTCCCCGTTGCGAAAGGAACCACAGATCGCTTCCTACGCTTGCAACCGATCTCGCACCCACAATGCCATACTCAGTCGTGACCTGATCAAGGACTGCGTTGTTCTCCCAGTCTATGCCAACGAGGTTTGATACAGTGTAGATACTGGTGTCTTTGAATATGACGACAGTCTGGTCATTCCACTTATATAGTCGGCGAATGTTATCCGAGTCACCCTGATTTATTTTAAAATTATTGAACACGTCATAGTCTGTGTATGACAGGATGTCTGACACAGCGACATGATCTGACTTATACCCACCAGAAGGTCTGTGAGGCACTAACAAGCGATTCTGGAAGAACAGTGTTGAGCTTGAATTCGGGATGTTGTTCAGGCCACTCGCTGAAGGAGGAGCCTCCACAAACCCTTCGTCGATGGACGACATGATGAGCTGAGACTCATCAGGGCCACGCGATAGAATGACTTTGTCGAATGCCTGCGTGAACCAATACTTGCTTTGGTATGTGTTGGCGGGAGATGAGAGCTGAACGCTGCACGGTAGTGGGGCTAGGTTGTTGCCGTATCTGGCTCTGTATATCTTTGGTGCATCCCCTTCGACGCTGGCCACGATCAGAATCCAGTCAGCCCCGTTTGGATCATTCCAGACTCCGATTCCATAAACATTCCCGAGATTCGCGCTGATCTGTCTGCCCCAGTTGATGTCCCCACCATCCCAGTTTATCGGCCACTCGAATCCATAACGATTGAACCACGCCAAAGGCATGACACCTCGTCTGGGCTCTGCTACACCGTACCTAAACCTAGCGTTGATCGCCTCAGAAACCATGCCCGGGGGAAGCATGTGAGGCTGCTGCCTCATGTCTACACCCACGAAACCATTGTCGCCCGCCGTGATAGGCTGGTCATCGTTCTGCGTGTAGTTTCTGTGCTCTCTCATTGATAAAATCCGATCTTGCTCAGGAGCGCATCGAGAATCTTGTTGCTGTTTGCCCAGCTAAATCTCATGCCCCTCTCTGAAGCCTTAATAGCTTTCTCGACCCCGCCACTGTTATACACCTCTCTCATCCTGCTGACTAGACTGTCCGGATCAGGGACAGCCCATAGGCCGCCGTTCGCATAATGAGCCTCAGCCTGCCTCAGCTTGTAGTCCACCGGGTAGCCAACAGTCTCATCGAAAAACTCTGTGATACCACCGAATGGAACAGCGATCACTGGTCTGCCAGTCGCCATTGCTTCGTGCTGCATTAGACCCCAACCTTCGCCCTTGCTCGCGCTGACAAAGCAGTCAAGACTGGCATACCAGTCAGACAGATCACGCCTTGTCCAAAACTGTCTCAAGACCTGTATGCGATCATCGTCAACCTCCAGATCTGGATCGTCAGGGAAGCATTTAACAACCAGCCTGACATCCTTGACTCGCTTCGGGAAAGCCTTCTTCCATGCACTCAGAACGTCTTCAAATCCCTTCCTGCAGCCACCTGCTGCAGTCCTGCCCGCTGCTCCAAAAACAAACTCTGATCTCTTCTGTTTTGGCCTGTAGTGAAACACATCAGTGTCGACCCCCATGGGCACTTTTGCCATCGTCCTCTTCACACCCTGAGCATTGAACAGGCACAAATTGAAGTCACTTGGAACAACAATTAGATCAGCCTGATTCAGATTTAGAACCGCCTCTTTATGAAGCTGGGTGGTTTCCCACATAGTATTATAGACCACCCGCTTCTTACCTGACAGACCATAGGACGGGCAGTGTATAATCATCTCCCAGTCCTCTCGCTGCTCTTTATGCACAATAGACTCCAACACCACTCTTGGGATCGGAGCCTTGCCTCTCTCGCTGCTGACGGGCCAGCAGTTAATGTCTCGGCCCAACTCTGTCAGACCCTCTATGACGCGAATGAGATGCAGCGAGTAGCTGCTATACCCATCCACCACGCCTCGTATCACACCTCGATTAGACCTCATCCAGTCATTATAGAATTCGATTAGATCCTGTTAAGAATATTTTCGATAATGTTTTTGGTGCCAGAGGTTCTTTGTTCACGTATGACCGACTCTTTCACGCTCTGAGCCTTCGTAGCATCAAGCTGCTTCAGCTCCCGTTTGAAGGTCTGGGCAGCGGACACACCGCTGACTGCTGCCTTCTTCCATTGTCTTCCGCGCAGATGCGCTCCTACACCGAGAGCTGCGATCAGAGCGTTGGCTGCTAACCCTGCCCATGGAAACGGAGCAACATCCCCGGCTACCTGTATGCCTCCTCTGATCGAAGGGTTCAAAACCCAGCCATTTGTCGAGACGACAGGGTAGTTGCCGCTGGGGGTAGCAACGATGTTGGTCGTCACAATTGGATCGTAGATAGCATTGCCCAGCGAGTCGAGCTGCTTGCACCCAGTCACTAGGACGATCAAGACTGCAACAGATAGCGGTTTCATTTTGCGAGTAGCTGTCGGATTTTGAGACTGATGTAGATCAGGGATGCCACGCTGATCGCGAGCTGCAAAACTACGTCGATGTTGACAGCCCAATTGAGCAATCCAGCAACGGCTGCAAATCCGACTTTTACGTCATCGAAGTTCATTTTTTGCCCTTGCGTTTTTGTTTTGCACGAGCCTTTTTAGCAGCAGCTTTGCCTGCTTTTGTATACGGATAATGTTTAGATCCAACCTTCGGCATAATCTTTACCATTTTACTTTGTCCGCCCAGTAGGCAGCGCTCATTTTTCCCCTAGAAATATTCTTCGCGTGACGCGCTTTGAACGACTTTCGTCTCGCCTTTTCGCTGGCAGTCTTTGGCGACTTCCCGGCTCCAGATACACCCTGCTGACCGAAGCGAATGAGTTTGACTTGCTCACCCGACTTAGCCAGCACAGCGTGTGATTTAGTCGGGTGAGATGGAGTTCTTTTGGGCTTGTTATAACCCTGAAACTTTTCGCCGGATCGCTCGACAGTCATATGCTATTCGGCTGGTGCTGGCTCATCGGCAGGTGCTGGCTCATCGGCTGGCACAACAGCAGCGTCAAATCCAGCCATAATGTCAGCAACCGAATCCATTGTGATTTGGTTGGAAGCATTGTAGGCAGTGACTGCGGCGGCGATTTGCGTGAGCAGTGCCTCGGTGTTGGCACGGTTAACTGGTTCGCTCAATTCCTCGCGTGCGTTCAGCAGTGCCTTAGCTTTGGCTAACAGTTGAAGGATGGTGGATTTGCCGTTATCGGCAGCAAGCTGCGATTCAACGCCAGCTATCTGGCTTCGTAAGTAATTAATTTTTGGGTCCATAGTATGTTTCTAAATTATATGTTAAACCACAGTCAAAACACCACTGTTGCTCCACACCTCACCAGCACTCAATCCAGCGGATGATGTTGGGAGGTTTTTGAGGTCAATGGTGTCGGCTGAAATATGCCGCTGATTTCCGGTGAGCGTGACAGATGTTCCAACGCCGACGAAATTATTTGAGCTTCGGTCAAGCAGTTTGCTTGCAGATTCGTTATAATCCTCTGCTCGGAAGTCTGCGAGGGTGCCGATTTGGGTTACAGAAAAATTGTCAATTCCAATATAATCACCCGCAGTTGGGTTGTAAATACTCCCATCAATTAATTGTAGTTGAAGTACAGATGTCCCATCATTGACATGCTCCACTTCAAACCTACTCCATGTATCTTTTAAGGTTGTGTTAATAAGTGTAGGGCCACTAGAATGCAACACTAACACTTTATCAATTGTTACGTTTGAACTTGGGATGTATAAATCAAAACTTATCCGTTCACGCTTCCCTTCAAGTGCCGTGCTCATATACATTCTAGTAGTCGAACTACCTGTAGCGGTTGCCTCAAGTTTCAGAACATTTGCTCTCGCTCCAACAGTTGTATTTGCTGTTTCGGTGATATTGTTTAATGTTATGCTTCCGCTACCGGTCCAGCTACTCACGCCGACTGTCTCATCAATAGTGCCTAGCCCACCATTCGCCCCACCCCATTCTTCAGAAAATCCCAAATCATTGCCACGGGCGAGTTGTGCGATTTCTGTGGAGGTGAGTTCTCGGTTGAAGATTTTGGCGTCTCGGATGGAGCCATTCATTGCAAACGTGGACGATGAGTGCTGCCCTATCCACACAGCTTGCGAGGTGTTTGACATGCCAGTGTAAGTCCCTGACGAAGACTCCGTGGCTGCGACAGCTTGCCCGTTTACATATAACGTGATTTCATCAGCCGCTGACGTAAACGCACTTGCGGAATTTGGGCCAGAACCGCCATAGCAGGCAGCGACATGTATCCACTGACCTTCATAACCGTCTAAAGCGGAATCGCTTACCCTACTCTCGGAGTTTCCGCTTGTGTCAATAACCTGAAGAACAAGTTTGTTCGTAGCGTCCGTTCTAAAGGACCACTCCCTGTTTGCTGCTGTTGGCCCGTATTTGGCGACGATTCCATTGTTTGTCGCGTCACTCATTTTCACAAATGCCGAAATAGCGAAAGGCAAATCATCGACACCATCAGTAAATGAGAACCTGTCATCATCGGCCACCGTCACCACTGAAGACGTTCCATTAAAATACATCGACGGTGCCGTGGTCTTCAGCGCATTAGCCTGTGCATCCTCGTCTTTGGAGTTGACTGAGAGAGCTGACCGGCCATCTGCTGCGGTGGCTGAACCGTCGAGAATGTTGGCAACAGAATCAATCTTGAACCAAGTTGATCCGTTGTATTTCACCACGTCACCAACGGTGAAAATGATAGAACCAGACCCGAGGTTTTGAGTGCCAGCAGTGGTCACATCGTAATAATCCCCGGCCACACCGGACCCGTCTGCCAAGGCAGGTGAGTTGCTGCTGGCGTTCCACTCCCCTTTGGGCGTGTCACTGGAGGTGGGCAGGTAGGTGGCGTCGATTTTGTTGACTCCATTGAGCGGGGCTAATTTATAAGTAG